TAAAGACTTCATTTGTGCATAATCATTAGGCTTCTGACTGCTATCTGTAGCATCTAACCCCTTGCCAAATATTAATTGGCTAATTCCATTGATACAGGCATTGTTAGTAGGACTTCCATTATACCTGTCTATTAAAAACTGGTAGTAATTATTATCAGCACCATAAGATACCCAATCTTTATTTTTATACTCCTTTATCTCTGGAGTAGTGTAAGTGCTTAAATTTACAATTTTTATACTCATATTATTATATAATCATTATCATAACTATCCTCTGTAGTGTATTCATTTTCATTTACTGTATAGTAGTCATTATTAGACTGGTCTACAGTTTGGTCTGTACAAAATACTTTATCTTTATATATCACTGTACTAGTACCAAAGAGTAATACATCCATAGTATAGTATACATCCTTTTTTAGTGTACCAAAAACAGCCTCAAAACTCATATAATCGTGGTCTGTTGTAGCAGTAGCTGATACAGTTACTACCCCTCCAGTACTTTCATTAGTCAGTTTTATTTGTATCTGACCATCTACATACTGTCTAGGTATTACTTTAAAAGTCTTAGTTCCTCCTGTACCTATAATCTTCATACTAATATAACGTACTATTACTAAAATTTGTGCAAAAAAAAAGAGGCACTATAAAGTACCCCTCTTACATAACCATTTTAATTATTATGGGTTTATCTGCACATCACTAACTAAAGTTTCAAAAGCAGTAGCATCTACAAAGTAAGCTGGTAGAGTCTCTTGACCAGACATTGTAAGTGTAAAGCCACTTAAGTCTGCCATTCCAGCACCAGTAACGATAGTACCTGCAGAACAATCAGCTCCAAAAGATGCACCTACCATTAAATAATTACCATTATAATCCTTTATTACTATATGAGGTCTAGCCTTTACTATTTCTACTAACTCTTGTTGAGTAGCTAAGTCTAATTTAGTCAAAGTAAGGTTTAGAGTTTGCTCATAAAAAGCAGTTCCATTCTCACGAGATGCAGTAATAGTTTGCTCTAAGCTAGAGTTCCCTTTTACTTCAAACTAAAAGAAGTCTGGTGTACCAGCAAAAGCTGTAACTTCTCCAGCAGTAACTGTCAAAGCTCCCATTGTTCCAAAGTCTGCAAAGTAAACAGCCTGTATTCCTCCTACGGAGTCCTTACAAGGTACTTTACGACCTGTATTTAAATCACAAGACATACGTTTTTATTTTTAAAGAAAAAGGGTAGGTAAGACTATTCCAACCCACCCTCTTAATATGTTAATATTCTATTTCTTAAGCAAGAGTCAATAGTACTAAATCACTACCGATTCCATACTGTACTCCAGCGGTGTAACGCATAATAATACGTACATTCTGGTCTCCTAAAATCTCACTTGTATCTACAAGCTTAACTTCTGTGTGATCTGACATCAAACCAGTTCCAAAGAACAAGTTAGAAGCTTCTCCTACTACTAAGTGGTCAGATGGCATACCCGGTGCGTGTTGAATTTTAATACCCTCAAACGCTAAAGCATTACCCATATTGTACCACTGTGATCCTTGGTCATTTGTACCAGCCGCTCCTAGTCCAGAAGCACCAAAGCCACCTAAAGCTCTAATATAAGCTTGGATAGCTACAGTAGGCAAATAGATAGTTAAATCTTCTTTACCATATACAGCACTAGGCACTGAGTCTACAGCGTTCCCTAAGAGAGTTACGATATTTGCAGACGTAAAGTCAGTTTCTCCACCATTTGAAGCATCATTTACATCAGCATCAGCACTCATAAGAGTAGTAAAGCCATCAAACTGACCATTAGATCCATCATAAGCTCCAGCCCATAAATCTTGCTCAGTTTTTTCAGCTACTTTAGAAGCAACGTGACCAATTAAGAAATCACTAAAAGCTGGAGGTAGGTTATCGTATGCAGAATATCCCATCTGTACAGCTTCCCAGTCCTTACGAAAATCAGCCTTACACAAAACAAGGTTAACTTGTAACTCAGTAGGCTCTAAAATTCTCTCTGTTAGAGTTAAAGCATCAGCAGTCTCTGTGAAATCACAGGAAGCATTAGCTACAATACCAGTAGAAGCGATTTTCTTAATAACTTCTTTGTATTTTACATTAGGTTTAATTGTTACAGCTCCATCATTAAGAGTCTTTCCACTCAAAAGTGCCGCCGCGATGTACTTGCCAGCGAATTCACCAGCGTACGTTGAAGTAATAGTATTTACACTACCATTACCAGCATAAAGATTTGTCTTTTTCATTTCTTTTATTATTTATTTAATTGTCTTAATACTCTATCTAGAGTAGTTTCATTTCTATTTTGAGAAAATTTTACTTCTTGTTTTTTGTTAGCCTTTCTTTCTGGACTATGCTTAAACTTTCTAGACATTTCCTCTTTTTTCTCTTCTTTTTTCTCATAAGAGTCCTCAAACTTTTTCTTAAGTTCTTTTAACTCTTCTTTTACCTCTTCAATAGCTGGTGCAACTACATCAACTACTGCTTGTACAATAGCTTCCACTTCTGGAGCTACCTCTTCTGGTACTTCTGTCTCAATAATCTCTTCCTCAGCTTCTACTACTACTTCCTCTTCCTCTTCCTCTGCTTGAGTTTCAGTTGAGATAGATGAAATAACACCCTCTTCCTCTACAACTAAAGTACTTCCGTCCTCTAGCTTGTATTCTCCGATAGGTAGTGCTACACGCTCATCCTCAGTAACAATAAAAACAGACTGCCCAGCCTCAAAAGACTCAGCTTCAATTATAGTACCATTGTCTAAAGTCTGTTGAGCTAATTTAGTATTAGCATTCAATAGAGCTTTAATCTTTGATAACATCTCTGTCGTTTTCATAATTATTTATTTATTAATGTTTATTTTTAACTCCAGTCTCTAAACTGCATTTCATTTCTTTTGTATTGATCATCAGCCTCTTTTACAGACTCTATTAGTTCTAAGTGAGCATCGTAAGTATCATAAACTTCATTAGGATCTAAACCAAGCTCTTCTGCTTTTACGCTAATCTCTTGTAATAATTGCATATCTCCCTCGACATCTTCAAATCTTACTACTGCACTCCCATTATGAGTATACTCATCATTTAATTTCATCCAAGCTTGTCGATACTCTTCAAAAGCTTCATCGTGCCACTCATAAGCTAAATAGCTTAATAATCCAGCTTGATCATCTAAATACTGATAGTCATAATTAAAGTTATCTATTAAGCCTAGCTTAACATTTTTCTTTGGCATCCCTTTAGCAATCTTGCTAAATACTGTTTTCTTTGTATTCATTCTATAAACCATTAAAATTAAATTGAGCTACCTCTTCTAGCTCGTTATATAAATCTTGCATTTTTTGGTACTTATCATATACACCAGATACTAGCTCATCTAATTCACTAAAATTAGGTACTATGTCATTAGGATCTAAACCTAACTCATCTGCTTTACCACCTAAATTAACTAAACTATCTCTTAATAATCTAGCCGACTCTAAGACATTATTAGCACCAGTTCCCTCTACCTCTAAAGCTACATCTCCCTGTATATCCAAAACAAAGGACTTAACCTCCTCAATAATACTAGGAAGTACGCTACCAACAACGTAATCTAAATCTTTATAAAATCTTAAAAAGTCATCAGCATTTCTTAAAACATCATCTTTAACTGATAATGATATTCTTTTTTTTCTTTCTGCTTTTAAACTTAATTGCTTGTGCTTATCTGCATCAAACAGTCTACTAAATACTGTATTCTTAGTGTTCATATTATATTGACTCTATTAAGTTTTCTACTCTTTCTAACAAGTCATCACTAAAAACCATTTCATAAAAAGAAGTGCTTTCACTTGATAAAGCTCTTGCATCTTTAAAATCTTCCCATAGTCTAGGAGCAAATACACCTAACTCTCTAGCATTCATTTCAAACTCTTCCAATTTAGGCTTTATTTCATTCTGTATATCTTCTATTACTCCAGCGTTTGTAGATACTTCTGTAAATTCGTTATCTACCTCTCTATAAGCATCTTTAAGCTCTTGTAAATAACCCTCAGCAGTAGACATACTTGACTCTAAAACTTTATAAAGCTCTAATAGTCTATCATTACTATTATTCATTTGCTCTATTCTTGGCTTTAAATCTTCATATAAAGACTTTAAATCATCTACAATACTCAAGTCTACTTTTTTAGTCTTAGATAACTGTGTAAAAATTCTTTCCTGTATAGTCATAACTTGAATTATAATAAAATAACGTATTTATATTTTTTTTTGCATTTTTAATTAGCATCCTCACATTCTGTACAGTCATCATAAGAAACAGAAGCTGTATTTATATGTATACCCTCTGCTTGACTTTCCTCTAAAACTGTATAGCACTCATTATGGTTATTCTCTAGAGTTAAGTAATAAGTTTTACCTACCTCTAAAGTTGTATCGTGTATATGGACGTGGTGTGTATGAGCATCTGAGCATCTCTCTATTACATACCCATACCAAACCCCAGTGATAACCTCTCCTGTAGTTTTACCTATACCCTGTGCTAGTAGGCTACCATCACAGCACTTTCTAGAGTAAGTGTTATCTTTACATAAACATCCTCTTCTAGAGTTCTTTGGACTAGTTATGCTGGGAGTTCTAAAGTCTTTCTTATTTCTCATCTAGCTTCTTTAGTTTATTAATTGCCC